GGTGGCGGACAACCCCCAATGGGTGGACCTCCGATGGGTGGACAACCCCCAATGGGTGGACCTCCTCCAGGAATGGGTGGACCTCCTCCAGGAATGGGTGGCGGACAACCCCCAATGGATCCAGGAATGGGTGAAATGGCTATGCAAGGACAACCCCCTATGGAAGAACCTCAAGCTCAAGCTGACCCTGAACAAGATGCAGGTATGTTAGCCGAAGCTGTTGTAGGTAGAGCAGGTGGTGATATAAACAGTGCAATAAATATGTTAGATACAGCTAAAGCTATGTTAATGTCTGCTGCTCAAGGTAGTCAAGAACCTCAAATGGCTATGAACGGTGGACCAATGTATGCTAATATGGGTGGACCGTTAGATTACAATATGGGTGGACCAATGTATGCTAATATGGGTAGACCTCTTTATCGTGAAGACGGTGGAACTATGTCTGATACTGATATGTTAAGAGAAATGATTATGAGTTCGGTACTATCAAACCAACAAAAAGGTAAATCTATTAGTGAAAAAGACATCGCTGTCCATACTGAAATGTTAAGTAAAGGTAAAGATACAGCTACAACTATGTCTTATCAAGATGCTTTAGATATGTTAGTAAAACAAAGAACTGACGATTAACCTATCCAATCTTTCCATTTCTCATCGCCTAGCACTTC